AACCTATTACAAAACTTGTACCTGTAATAGCTGTGCCAGTAATTGCGGCTGCGCTTGAACCACCAATAATTGCTCCGTCAACAGTTCCTCCATTTATGTCAGCAGTATCTGCAACCAAAGCATCTGTTGTAACTGTACCATCAAAATAAGCATCTTTAAACTCATAAGAGCTAGAACCTAAGTCTATGTCATTGTCTGTAGTAGGTAGTATAGAACCGTTATTAAATGTTACTTGTGTTTCACCACCTGCTGTAATTGTAATTACATCTGATCCTGAGAATGTAATACTTGTGTTTGTATCTCCGTCACCTGTTATACTGTCTAATTGAATATCACCAGCATTTGTAATTGCGGAATCGCTAAAATCAATTGTTCCTGTAACATCAAAAGTACCACCAATTGAAGCATTTCCTGTTACTGTAAGATTATCATTGACTGTTACTTCGGAAGTTGAATGACCTATTGATATTGGTACACCTGAAGTCGCAGTACCAATAGTGATACCATTAGATGTATTAGAGTTATCTATGTTTAAGGATGTTGTTGCATCTAATGAAATAGTTGTGCCGTCTACTGCGAGTGTTCCGTCTATGTCTGTATTGTCTAAGTTTGAAGTTCCGTCAACATCTATATCTCCTGCAATATCTAGACCTGCAGCGCCTGCTAAAACTAAATCATCAGCAGATGTATCCCATAACATATAAGCACTTGCAGTGTCTCCAAAGAATTTAACATCATAGCCTGTATCGTCAACACCAACAGTAATAGTATTATCTACTTGAATAGCACCATCAAGATTTGTAGTACTTGAAACCGTTAAAGCATCTGTAGTTATTGTACCATCAAAGTATGCGTCTTTAAATTCTAACGAGCTTGTACCTAAGTCTATATCGTTATCTGTAACTGGAACTATTGCTCCGTCTTGTATTCTAATTTGCTCTACTGCTGCTGAAGATACCTCTACAAATATTCCCCAACGATTATTAGTACTGTCTGCTACTATTTTATTTAAAAAGTCTAAGTCACCTATGGTGTGTATATTACCACCGTGTCCTGCTGTGCCGTCATGTCTATGCCCTGTAGTAGAAGCACTACTCGAACTGTATGTAAATGCGTTGACTAATTGATTGTATTCGTTGTTAAACAATGCAGCAGTAATAGTATCTCCATCACTGAAACTACTTTGTCTTGTATAACTTTGTGCCATTTTTTAATTTCTCCCTGAAGGTATGTAATCTATATATATTCCATTGACTGTGTAAGAATCATTTGTGTTATTGCTAAAAATTCTAAAATAATTGCTCTTTCCGCTTCCTTCTACTGATTGTCTAGTAATAGGATCTGTAGGTGCGCCAAAGGTGTAACCGCCTGCTGAACCAAAAACTGCGTTAGCAAACAAAGAAGGTTTAGAAACTGATAAACTATAATCTGAAGGTTGAGGTATATTTGTATCTTCAAAATCATATCTTATCTTTAAATCTGTATCTACTTCTCCTTCTGGAGTTATAGAAACTTTTACATATTTAAGAGTTTTTAAAGTTCCTAAATCTCCGTAATCAATATCTGGTGTTTGATATTCAGCAGTAATATTTGTTTCAACTTCTGCTGGATTAAAACTATTTCCTGTATCGTGATTATAAACATAACCTGCATAGTCACCATGATAATGTTTTTCAACTCCATTTGAATTAAATCCTGAAGCTGCAGCAGCACTTGCATCTATTCCAAAAGTTTCTGCCCATTGAAATTGTGTTCCTTCTTGTGTACTTTTCAATGTTCCTATAAGTCCTTCTGCTGATGTACCAGATGAGCTTGTTCCATAATATAAACGATATTGAGACTTATCTCGTATAACTATACTGCTTACATCAAAACTTCCTATATTATCTGCAATCTTTTTTATTACTGGTTGTATAGCGCGAGTAACTGTACTTAATTCTACGTCACCAATTCTTGCTGTACCTGCTAATGTTCTTATACCGTCTGGTGCTAAAAATACTAAGTCACCACCAATTTCTTGAATGCTTCTTCCATCTAAGCAACCAATATTTTGTGTAATCGGTTCTACTGCAATACTTGCAGATATATTTATATTTACTAATTTGTAAATACTATTCCGACAAAATATAATTAGATCATCACGAAAAGATCTTAAACCTACTACTTGATCATCTAATACTATACTTCCTGAACCTGTTGTTGTAAAATCATCTATATCACTTGTACCACTATAAAATATAGTATTTGGTGCTGTGGCTGCTCCTCCTACTACTAAATGCTTATCATGTATTGTACAAAACTTAGGATAATGTGTTCCACTTACTGTAATCTCTTTAGCAAAATAAGTCCTAGAATCTAAATCTCCACTACCAGTCATTTTAAAGTAAAAAGGTTTTACACCTGATCCTTCATCAGTAATAATAACTTCTCCGTAAGTTGTATCACCTTCGTAAGTTGTGAAGTGTGCTAAACCTTGTGAAGTTCTAACTGAAGCACTACGGCCTGTAAAAGTACTGTAGTTATCTCCACTACCTGATACACTTGCTCTGTTTATTTGTAACCAACTTGTACCATCTAAACTAAAATATATATTAGTTCCTGAACAAGCTATTACTCCGTCAGCATAAACGTGCAATCCTAAAACTGTGTTATCGCTGTTAGGTTTAGCTACACTACTTCCACCAAACACAGTAAATCCGTTTATTCTTCTATAACCACCTGCTATATCAACTTCAAAATTTCTTAATCTTGTAGCAGTTCCTGGTTTTCGCAACAACTCAAAAGAACTTGAAGACTTGTCTAGGCCTCCTTCACAAGCTAGTGCAAAAGGTTGAGAAGAAGCCATGTTATATTTGATCCGTTGACATATACTTAGGAGCAGGATTCATAAGATTAGATCTCATTTGTCTTAATCCTTTTTTATAGTCATCTAATGCAAAAGCCGAAGCTTGTGGATTATCTTTAAATTGATGCATATAATATCTAGCTCTTGCTAATAATACTGAACTATACATATCTGGAAAAACAACTGCATCTCCATGTGCGCTCAATGCTGTAGGTAAATCCCAAGCAAAAAACCATACTCTGTACACTTTATCTGGTATTGGACTTACTCCAAATTTTCTACCGTCAGGACTTCTTATAACAGTTTTTGGCTCACCATATGTTTGTGTATCGGCATCGTCTATATTCTCTGCTTCTCTATAGTGATCTTTCCATTCCTCTGCTGTAAGAAAAGATAAGTTTCTACTTGTGTATGGTGTAGAAGCTCCACTAACACCTATCGTTGTTAGATAAAAATCATTCCAATCTATAGCGCCATAATCAGTAGTTATAGAACTTGAGGCTGCTTTTAATTCATACCAGCGAGTTCCTGCTACAGTCTCTACATATACATTACCATAAAAAGGATCTGTTGCTCCGCTTTCACCAGTAGCTAGAAAAGACCATCTAGGCTCTGCACTTACAATATCACTATAGGCTCTATTTACACAATCTTTAATGTGCGCCTGTATGCCTATAGCATCACTAAAATTTGAAGATGTTAAAACAACTTCATTTGATTCTCTTAATAACTCATTAGTTAATTGTAAGTATGTAGTTGCCATTTATTATTTACTCTTCAGGTGTTTGTTCTTCAGTTTCTTCTTCTAGTTTATCAACTACAGTTCCTATTGCTTGAACAGGTATAGATATTGCAGTTCTGCCTAAATCCATAGATTCGTCTACAACTGCAGCCGTTACGTTTTTACCAGCATCTACTGTTTCTTCAAAAATAGAACAACCAGAAACTGTCAATAAAAAAGCAACCAAAGATAGTAATTTAATTTTCACTATAAATTCCTCAATATTATTATTGTAGTAACTATTTATAATAGGAAGTTACTTTAACCTTTTTGTCTGTTATAGTTCTTTTGGGGTTTTCCAAAAATTCTATCAAAATTCTTATTGTATGTTTTTCTTTCTTGAGCAGTCATTCTAGTGCCTGCACTTATTAATTTTCTATTGCCTTTCTTCTTATTCTTTAAGATGACAGGTCTTG